GTTCTGCTAGAGTTAATTCTAGCATTAGATTAAAATAATCTTTATGTTCAAGAAATGCTTTAGAATTCCATTTGATTCGATTACGCCTTATAGCTACTTGTAAAGGTTCAAGCCTTTCCTTAAAAAAGACAGAACGATAGAAAGTCTCAGGATTTACCTGAAAAGAGTAAAGTAGTCTCTTTAATAAGTTTAGATTTCCACCTATCAATGGTCTACATTGGTGAAACTCCTCTTCACTTGGATAATCTTCTAGAAAGAAAATTCCACCATCAGGTCCGCGTCCATTGATGAGTTCCATTAAGGTTTGCTTTGTGAACGATAGAGTTTTTTAAGTCTAGGGACTTCGGTTTTGAGCATGGTTGCAAGAGAGCGTTCTAAATGTGCTCGCGCATTAAGAAGTAAAATCAGTCTCTTAGCTGTATGTTCTTCTACAAGCCATTTGACTAATTCCTTGTGAAGCATCTCTTCAAAACTCGTGTAAGATGGACCACTTGGATCACGCCCTATCGACGATTTATCCGCAATCCGTATCTTAATCTCAGCATTAAGTGCCTCACGTAAAGGTGGAGCCGGATTCGTGTTACTCTCGAACCAGATAAGATATTCAAGAGGAATTTCTTCAAGTTCTTGACCTTTATACTTGCCGATTTGTAGGATCATCTTTAATCCTCATTCGTTGAGATTTAGAATGTAATCTTGCTGCATTAGTACAAAGTTTACATCTACAATAAGCATTAACATAACAAGAATATGTCCCATGCACAAAGGGTTTAGTAGCAATATGACACATACGACAAAGTATATCACATTTAGCAATTTCTGCTAAAAGTATCGCTGTTTTCCAAGACCAGCAAATAGTTCTAATCTTTGTCTTAGGGTCTCTATGATGAAACTCAAGGTTTTCCCAACTTCCACATTTAATACAAGGTCCATGTATTTGTAAGTATGCATTCTTTCTTGCAAAGCATACTTCTCTCATATATTTATTTTTTTGTTCTCTTGTCTGTGGCATTATCTTGCATTTCCTTGATTAAAGCATCTAAAAGGAACAAATACATTATCGCATCATGCACGTGAGTATCTCTAACGTCTTCTCCAATATTCTTTCCTGTACTTAAATAGTATTGGATTGCAGACCAGTGCTTACTAAAGAAGACTTCCCAAACTTGTAATGGAGTCATTCGTGGTAGAAGAGACTTAAAATTCGCGAGTCTATCTTCAGCACTTACAGTATATTTCACGCCTTTCGTCTTGCCAGTCTCTATAAGTTTAGCAACACGATCATCAAATAGTTTTTGAAAGTCGGCTTGAGTCATAATGATTTTCTTCCCTGACTTTTTCTTAATTCTATGCAAAATCGCTCTAAAGCTTCTAAAGGAGAATCTCCTACTAAACTATTAATATAAGGAAAGTCTGTAGAGCTTACAAACCAACCTATTGTTATTTCATCCCCCTTTTTACATGCAGGGGCTTGAAAGATAGTTAAATAGATATTTTTCATCTCATCTCATCCCATGTTCTTTCTGCATATGTGCATGTAAAGCTCCCATATTAGCACAAAGAGTAAACTTACCTTTCTTCGTACAAATACGACATTCTCGCGGACCCTTGCGTGTAAAAGTAAGAGATCCACGTTTACGGGATCTATCTGTAGATTCCCTACTAGGCCAGAGGATCATAGAAGCTTTCCTCCACGCATTTCTGAATTAGGAGGGATTACCACAGACTCAACCGGCTTTGGTTTAACTTCAGAAAATTCTAATACAAGTGAGTCATCTGTAGTATGTTTTATTCTAACTTCTGGTCTTCCCTCAATACAAAGACTTATTAGAGCTTTTGTACGTGGATTATCAGGAGTTAGAATTATTTGACCAGTACCATTTTCAAAACGGAAGATAGGTTGCATCTCAATTCCTCACAAGAGAAATAGTAGGTAGATACTTTGAACGAAATGGTTCAGGCACGAAGACCCCAACTATTAAGTCGATTGCTTGATTATTAATCACGATTACACAAGTTCCTGTGATTAATTGAATAACAACTTTACGCCCCTTCGCAGTCGGTTGTGCTTGTTTAAAATCAACATATACAACATGTTCCATTAGAATTGCTTTTTCATCAACAAAGATTAGTGGTTGGTTCATTTTTATCTCCTTTTTCTCTAAAGGGGAGTTCTACCCCCGTAGTTACTCCCCTACAACTATAAAATGTTCAGGCTCGATATTTCTAAGTATGCAGTCCTATTAAAGACGGACCATATAATCTCCTTTCTCCCAGAATAAACTGGCGCGTCGGTGGCTGGATGTCCAGTAATCTTTCGATTACAACAGTTGCTTTTAGTAGAAGTGGGGAAGATACGGCTTTCTATCAAATCTACTGCCACATCTAAGTGACTTCCGATATTTAATTCGCGCGCCATTTTCTATCTATTTCCAAATATCCAATCCCATCCCTTACTAGTTGGAATATCTCCTATTAGAAAGGGGGATTGTCTTTACTCGCCCACCCGATAATCTTATTGATTGGACGGCCGTGGTCATTAGGATTAGAAGCATCCTTGTAGATTTCTTTTGTGAACTCTGCATAAAGTTCACAACCTACGAATTGTGATAGATCGTAGTCCTGGTTAGCTTCGGGATCTTTACTAAGACATGCTTTAATAAAAGGTTCTGCAAATCCTGGAGCTTTATCTGAGAAGTTGTGTTCAAATTCACGCATGTCTTCATCAACTTGGACTTCAAGAGTGATGATGTGATTAACAGAATCTTTCTTCTTAGAAAGTTGGTCTTTTTCCCCAAGGATTTTAATTGCTCTCCATCCTGCATCAAAGGGTCTATTTCTGTCAAGGTCTTTTTGAGAAAATCTGATTACGCCCATGTTATGGTTGCCTTTCGATTGTGAGTTTTTTAATCCTATCTACTTCACTTGCTGTTAAACTTGTTATAGCATCTACAATACTTAATGCAGATACATAACATCTTGTATGAGACCCACTTTCTGTCTCATATTCGATTCTATACTTTTTGCCGATATTTACAGGAGTCAGTCCAACTTCAACATGTTCTCCCATTTGTGGCATTTTATCCGATGCCATTATGCTTCCTCTTCATCAAGATTTTTAAGGTCAACATCAAATTCTTCAAGTTCTTCATCTTCATCTTCATCTTCTTCAGGAAGATGATTTGGATCTAATTCTTGTGTTAAGAAAGGTTCTCTAGGATCTTTCTCCACGTTTCTTTTCCTTTCTTGATAGCGAATTTGTTTCTCAATTATCTGCTGAAGTTTCTCTTCAGAGAGTGGTTTGCCGTAGCGTTTGATTACTATAGGCATTAGAGATCTGCTAGTTTCTTCTTAGGCCAATGGTCGGCTTTTTGAGCATGTTGAATTGCAGTCTTAGTTAATTCTGCATTTCCACCAAGTTCTGCATTACGGCGTGCCCAATATCTCATAGTATCTGGACCTGCAAGGTCTTGTCCTCTGACTAACATCACAGGTTCATTCTTCGGAATTCTTTTATCAAGAGCTTCTAAGTCTTGATAATCTTTACGGGCGTTTAGCATGTGTTACTCCTTAGTTTGGTTTTATAGTTCTGAACAATTGTGCAGATTGTTCAATATGTTCTACGATTTCTTTATCTGTAGGAATCGTATATGTTGCTTTACCCCCCGGGGAGAGGAATCTCTATCTTGATGAAATGTTCTTGTTTTCTACCAAGGTATTCATCTTCATTATCAGATGATCTTTTACTATATTCCCATCCCACGGTAACAATACAACCTTCAACTAGCATTTCTTTACCTCCTCTTGCAATTTCAACTTCGGACTTACGATTTCCCAGAAGTTACGATTCGTCCATTCAATCGAATATGGAAGTTCTGGAAAACATGTGCGAGCAAGATCGTTTGTAAAAGTACAATGAAACTCAGGAATTTGAATAGTTTTGCCTACTCCGTCTTCTTTAATCTGGCCTATTTTGATCTTCTTCTCAAAGAACCAAACTTCATTAAACCACTTCATTATCTTAGGTATGGTTGCATTACGGAGACTGATTTTACGCCCTGAGACTTTAGGACTCCCATCGAGTGAGACTTCATAACGGTCTGCCCAATGAACCATACATATAATATTACAGGGAAGGGCATTAAGAGCAAGAGTAATATCTTTAAACGCTTTGTCTTCATAAGCGAATTCATCTAAACCTGGAAGATCTACATTACCGAGCTTCTTATGCCAGGAACTCGATTGTCCTTGAGCATTTTTTAACATTCCCGTGAATTTAAAAGCATCGTCTTGAAGAAGGTCTGATGCTGTAGTGAAGTCTTCGATTACAATAGTTTTGTAACGAAGATTAGGCCCTGCATTTAGAAGCATTTCAAGATCATCGTCAATAGCTTTGAAACCTCCTTTAGTATCATAGAAGGTTATATCTATATTCTTGAGAAGCTCCTGGTCTCCTTTTACTAGAGGATGGCCCATTATTCCATAGACACGTTTAGTAAGTGCCATCCACTTTATTTTTCCTGGAAGAAAAGCCGCGGCACAAGACTTGCCTGAACCTGACTCCCCGACGAATAATGCCATTAGTCTATTTTCAGGTTGTAGTTTATCTGCTGTGGGCATCAATAATCTCCTGTACTTGAATCTGAATGTCTATATCAAGTGGATCTAGTTCAGGATGTTCCCACTTAATAAGTTCTACATAATTACTTGTACACATCCAAGTACTAGGAGCTTTCTTAGCTAATTCAACTAACTTTAGTATTGTTGATTGTTTTAGTAGCATTTATTCTCGCTTTTATAAAATCACATTTTTACAGAGATTGATCTGTTGATAACCTTTGGAGTAAGTTATAGTCTTTCATTTCTTTTGACAAATATCACAAATTCGTTTCATCTTTCACCTCACTCAACGGCATTATTTGAACGAGTCCATCAACAAGTTTGCTTACAAGCGGATCGACGATTATAACTCGCGGGCTATCAGTGCAATTAGAACAGTGTGGAGTTGAAAGACGTAGAGATTTAGCATCTACTAAATAAGGATTACCACAAAAAGGACAGATAAACTTTTTTCCTGTAAGATACTTACGATTACGAGTCCAGTTGCATTCTGGATCTGCGCACATAAAAAGGTCTTTACTTTTACTTACTCGTTTAAGAATGTGAAGGTGTTTCATAATTATTCCTCTACTACAAAAGCCTCTAAACAATGAATTTGATTAGAATTAAAGGATGATTCATCTGATGATGCGATTAAACCACAAACCTCATTAGCAAGATTAGAACTTGTATATACCCTAGGATCAAGGTCACTTATTTCAATTGTTAATCTTATCGTCATTTCGTATGCCCTTCAGAATCTCTAATTTTCTCTTTAAGATCAAATTTTGGAGAAATTGAACATTTTCCTAAAGAATCTATAGGAAGTCTTAATCCGATAATATTCTTAAATTCACATTCTTCAATAGTTAAGACTCCATCTTTAACTATTCCTATAGTTCCATCCTCAGTTATCCAATGGCCTACGAAGATAAGATTTTCTTTATTAGGCTGACACATGTTGTGTTACTCCACTTTGTGCTTGAAGAAGCATATAAAGGAGAGGAAAATTAGGATCTCCTCTACCGTCTTTAGCTTCACAAATAAATTTTTTTTCTAGCACTTGCAAAATTGCATTTTCAGGTGCTTCTGGATGAGGATATGAGACTAATTTGAATCCCGAAAGTCTAAGAGTTTTAGAATCTATCTCTTCTACATGATAACCATGTACTTTCTCTTCTAGAGTTGGTGGATTATCACTATTTACAAATGCACAAGTTACAAAAGTCATATTAGTTATCTCCTAGGAAGCATCTCTATTCCCCACAAAATATCCCATTCTCTTAACATATTCTTGAAGTACAATGATATTGGGATAATCTTTAAGTTCTTCTAAGAGACTTTGAGACTCTTTATACAGTCTCTCAAGAGTCATAGTCTTAGCTTCGAGTTTAGAAAACTCTTGCTTCTTAGGATGTATCGTAGAATGATCCAAGAGTTCTCTAACTACATCCATTGCAAGTGCGTGATTCTCAAAGATGGTCGTTACCATGTTAGTGTACCTCGAATTGGAGTCTTGAACTAAAATGAAACATGAAATAGCACTCAGGAAAATTGTTCCCAAACAGTGTACTACAAGGCGTTTTGTAGATTTTTTCATAAGCAGGTTCCCAAACATCAAAACCTAACTCATGAATTAGTCCTTTTTCATCTTTGTAGAATTCAACTCTGTTTGCTGTTATTAGCATTTTAAACCTCCACAAATTTCAAGATTAAAGCGAAGAAAAGACAGAGAAGGATTATTCCGAAAAGATCTCGTTTAGCTTGGATGGTCATGTTTTCTCTTTTAATTCTTCAAGTGCATCTTCAACCCAATGGTCTAAATGAAGTGCTTTCTTGATTAGAAAAGCAGCAAAACTTTGAACTTCTCTAATTTGTTCCTCGCTTGGAATAAGAAACTTATCCTCTGAACAATCCCAAATAGTGGGATTGTTATTCTCGTCTCGGTTTATACTAGACGTATAGATCAATTCATTGTAGTGTTTACAGTCCATTTTATGTCTCCTAAGTATCCAATATCCAGTCAAAAATGTAGCTTAACACAACTAAGCAGAAAATTATTCCAGGAAGTAAGAGAATACAGAGTATTATTAACATAGCTAATCCCATGCTCTCCAAGGAGATTTTCTTACTACAAAATTCTTACTCAAGAGTGCTGATATCATTCGCGGATTCGTATTATGGCATACTTCATTAAAGTCACAAGGTCGGCACTTATAAGGCTTGCACTGATTACGATTTTTTTCGTAGTAATTCTGATCGTGAGTTCGTGCGATGCGAAAGTAAATATGAATTGCTCGTTCTTTCCAATCCTCGATTAATGCTTTAGGATGGTTTACAATCGTGCGTCGGAAAGCATCAGCAGGAGATTTGGATTCTTGAAAGCCTATGTAATTGATTAGTCCACTTGAAGTATTAAGTGCCCATGAATAACCTAAGAACTGAAAACTATCAGGATTCAAGTCTTCCTTCTGGCTCTCGCTCTTATGATCTACCCAATATTTCAGGGGATCATTTAGAAAACGGCCAATGAAGTCTATACGACCTTCATAAATAAAGAGATAATATGCATCTTGGTAGAGAATTTTTGAGAAACCTTTTTCTACTGCAAGTGGTTGGATATTCTCATTACGATAGTATGCAACATATTCTCCAAATTTGCGAGAAAGAAGCAAGAAATCTTCAATCTTCATTGTCTTGCCAATGAGACGAAGATAACGCATTGCATTTGATACGCAGAGATTGTAGGATTTCTTCTTTAATTTACTCTTGTAGAATAAATAAAGAAGATTATGAATCTGGGTCCCTCTAAACTGGCCGAAGTTCAGACCTTCAAGTTGATAACCTTGAATTGTAGAGAGATTGTAGAGGGTCTCACATCGCATATATTGTGCGAGAGTATGAGAGTCGAGAGTAAGAGTGAGACGGGGCATTTAAAGTTCCTTGTCTCCAAAGCGTAAGTCTAGTAATGTTTCAATTGGATCAGACATTGTTTCTTTGGTTGTCTTATCAATTTCCACACTGAGAATGTGAAGACTTGTAGAATGTCTTGTGTCTCCACAAACGGCACACCTTGGTTTTGAATCAAAGTGAAAAGTTGAATCTCTCAAATGATCCTTATAATAAGGATCACTCGTTTTCATTTCAGGAAATAATTCAGGATGCTGCAAGTAGGTTCGGCTCATTTACTTCCTCCGTTGTTAATCTACTATCAAGCCAAAGACAAAAAATATATTCGTTTTTGAATATATACCAAATATGATCTTTTTCTTCTTTTTTAGATTCAAAGTACAAACCTGCTATGTAACGTGGACCATTAAAGATTTTAAGCTGTTTCACTTTCCCTCCAACATTTCTCTAAGTGCTTCTTCATGACCTGCATTAAGACCTTTGCAATAACCGTAGTGGAAACCTACCATTAAGCAATGCATAAAGACTTCTGTAGGGTCTTTAGCGGTTAGTGCGCTAATGATAGCCATTTTATAATTCATGGCCAACCATTCAGTTTTCATTATGGCAGCATAAGTAGCTTGACAGTGCTGTGCTAATTCTTCTTCTATAGTGATATTCTCTGGAATTGTGTCAATTTCTTCAATAGTAGGTACTTTCGTTGTAGTAAGTTTCCGCTTTCAGTTTTAGATTCTACACCTTTATAGAAAGATGCTTCTTGACCTGCGAGTGTTCCAAGCATAATGCCATGTCTAGATGAAGGATTGCAATTTGATACTATAGGAGCTACATTTAGCTCTGCTACTTTAGCTTGTACAGGATCATAAACTATTAGTCCTACAGATTGTTCTTTCGTTAAAGAGAATTTTCTATGAATCTCGAATGCTGCTCCATACCAGAAGGACTCAGAGAATGTAATGCTTCGCTCATGCGAATAACCTATGCGAAAAGCAGCATTTAATTGATTGAAGATTGTATCAAATGCATAAAATGCCAGTTTGATACTTTTAGGAAAGCCATAGATGCGTATAAAAGTCATATCTATTATAAGTATAACTCCAAAGTGTTTAGATAGTGTATTCACTATCATAGTAGTATACTTGAAGTTAGCGTTATTAACGCGGATAGGAGGAGTATAAATCTCATAGATAACTTCAGGTTTCTCTTCCGGCCTATCCTCTATTGTAATACAATACTTCGCCATTAACTCTCGCGCACGATCCATAGCGAGTTTAGCTTCATGCTCGTTAGGACTTCCAGCTAAATCTAACAACTTGCGAATTTTCTCTTCGGTGGTCATTTTACACTCCAAGCTGCAATTCCAGCACAGCCATTAATAATTGTAGGGGATAACTGTGCATTACAAGTTAATTTTAAGTCTTTACCATACTTCCCAATTCTAACCGTAACTCTAGTTTCTACATTTGTAACGAATACTTCATTACTGCTATTCATTTCAACAGTAATTAGGCCATTTGTAAAAAGTAGTGTCATTTTAGATCCCCGCTTTCATTCGCGCCATTACAACTTCCTGCGCGAGTCTATAGATACTAGTATAGTCTGTCTCGAAACTCCATGACATACTAGAATCTGTAACCTGTTGTTTCAATTGCTTGAGTTTACTAAAAAACTCATCAATTGTATTAGCTGCAAGTAAGTAGTCGATTTGAATTGGTACAATGTCAGTAGTATTATTGCACTTGGGACACTTGTAGTAAGGCACGCCATCTTCAGGAGTAATCTTTATAAACGGAGCATCACACTTCTCACATTTGATAGGGCGTTGAAATCTTCCTGTAAATTGATCTTCTTTCTTTTGATTCCATTGTTGTTCTACAACTAGTGCGTTTGCACAGAATTGAAAGTTACGTCCTTCTCCTACAGAAAGTGTGTTTACAATAGCTAAACGGGATGTTGTACGAAAGAGATCTTCTTTTCGCTGTTTCTCTTCTGGAGAGTCTGCTCCACTAATCATCACAGGATTATACTTAGAAAGTAGCACTTGTAACCACTGTGCTACATCTTTATGGTGAATTCCGATGCAGAGTTTAGATCCTTCGGAAGTGCTCTCAAGAAATTCTTCCGCGTATTCAAATGCAGCTTGTACTTTAGCAAGTCCAGTTATGTGGCGAAGTCTAGACATTGCAGCTAGAATGTCCATATACTGACTTTTTTCTTGAAAAGAGCTTTTCTCTGCATTTAGCAGAGCTTCTAATTTATCAAGCTCTACATTGTATGCTGTAGCAAATGCACGATCGAAATTCGATATGACTTGCTCATTTATTCGCATAGGAGGAAGATCTTTCAAAACATCTTTTTTCTCCCTACGAATAATGTAAGAGCTTGTTAGTCTGAAGAATTCATCTCGTTTCCACTTCTTCAAACCAAGCCAGCGTTTAGTTTCGCGGTCATATTCTATGTAGTCCTGTATGAATCTTGTTTGACTGTAGAATACTTCAGGGCGAATAATGTTAAGTGTAGGAAAGTATTCGAGTGTATTGTTTAGAATAGGAGTGCCTGAGAGACAAATTCGATTAGGAATATGTTTAGTGCAGGTGTTAAGCGCACATGTACGTTTTGAAGAGATATTTTTGAAGTTGTGACTTTCGTCAATCACCATAGTCTTAAATGGCGTTTCACTAATCCATGCCATTATCTTAGGCTTAGAGATTATGTCCATTGAGACTATGTAAACGCGAAAGCCTGGTAAAGGTTTGTTTTGGCCATCCATTACAGGGATAGGGAGATAATCAAGTCTACCACTAAGAGACTCGTTAGAATCTGCGACCCATTTCATGTACTCTCTCATGTGATTGAAAATGAGAGATGCTTTGCAGATAATAAGACATGGGGTCAAGTTCACCCAGTTGTAACGAAGTGCGCCTTGATATTGGATTGTTTTACCTAAACCGCACTCGTCTGCTACAAGGATTCTATAATTGCTTTGTTCGATTGCTTCAATTCCTGTTTTTTGAAACTCGAAAAAGTCATTCCACTTTTCATCTCTACCTTGTGGAATCTTAGTGAGCTTTTCGAGGATAGTATGGCCACAATTAAATGTGATACGGATTTTATGGAGAGACTCAATACGTTTCTCGCTCTTTACTTCTGCGGGTTTCTTACAATGGGGACAGAGTTTAGTTGCGCGCATGGGAGTTATTTAGGTAAACTTAACTTTACAATAGGTGTGGGTTTCTTGCACTCATCACACATTGCAGTGTGCCACATGCCAGGATTGTTTATTTCGGTTTTATCAAATTTACTGCGTGTTAAGCGTGAATGGCCGCAAGTAAATTGAATAAGAAGATATGTTTGTCCGTGTATTTCAAATGATATATTAATTTCGCTCACTTCTTCCCCTTCATTTGCTCACGTGCCGTTTTTACAAGTCGATCTATTTCAGTTTGAGGGATATTATTTGCGGCAAGACCTTCTGCGAGTTTAGCAAGACCACGTTCTTCTTTAGTGAGAGTCCTATCTTTACTCGCAAATTTCTTTTGTTTCTCGATTTGTTTTGTAAACTTTTCTGTAGTCTTGTCTCGTTTGGTTTGCTTTTTGATAATCTCAGACTCACGGAATTGCTCCGTCGGACGCATGGTCATTTCGCGCTGGAGACTGTGGTAGTATTCTTTTACCACAATAAACATACGTTCAATCTCTTCTTGCGAGAGAAGGTGAACTAGTGGGTCAACATTTGTGTTAACGAAGTCCACTAGTTTATCTGGTGAGATTTTATTAGAACCACTCTCTTTGATCCGGTTGAAGATAAGACGATACGATATACTTGGCGTCCAAGCAAACCATATATCCTCTGCAAGTAGACTAGCCTTCTTTGCTTCTTCTGCTATTCTCTCTTGCTCTTGAGTCTCTAGAGCAAGTTTACAGTCGTCACAAAGATAACCCAGTCGAGTATGAACTCCGGGTTTCTCTTCACAGGATTCACAGAGTTTATCCATTTTCGTAAGCCTTTTTTCACAAGAGCTTTATAGCGTGCTTTCATCTTATCTAACACATCTTTTCTACGTCGTTTTAACAGCGTGAGATAGCCTGTCTTTGCAGTTACTCGAATGTGTTTAGAGGATTCAGACATTACTAAAAGTCTCTACTGTAAGTCTGCCCCGCATTCTCTGTAAAGTGTAGTAAACATTAGACTTTGATCTAAGTCCTTTGCTTGTATAGGGATAGCGGGCCACTCCTAGAGCATATCACGATGGAGAATCAAAAAACCAGTACTTTTTTCTCCAGCCTTTTCAATGGGTTATGCCAGCCTTTTGACACGGTTCTGCACGTTCTGTGCATGTTTTTTGGCTGTAATGTACTCATTCCATAGGACTTACGTGAAACCCCCTCCCTCCATAGGTACCCTCTCCCATACCCCCAGGTATCCTCGCGGAGTGGTGTGCATGATAGGTGTTAATTTTCTTCTTGTATTATATATAAATATATATTATATCAATAAGAAAAGACCCCTAACTCCAACACAATCAAAGACTTACGAGCAATCGTGAAAAATCGCGCTTTTTACGGGGGATACCCTAGGGTATAGGGGGGTGGGTATAGAGGGAGAGTAGTAAGGCATGGAATGCTCACAATTACTTTTGAATCAATGCATTGCGGTTAAAGCTACTTGTCCAGAACATGCAAAAACCATGTCAAAACCCCTGCAAAAGGCACTGAAAAGGGGCACACAAAAAAGACCGCATTTCGTGGAACATTTCGCGTGGAACATCGGTTGGCATAAGCGATCCATAAGATAAATGATATGGTAGATCGGTTGGAGACTACCCTATAGGATATGGTTTGCTGGCGATCCTGAGACCACCATACGACCGAGCTCGACTCACCTATGGTCTTGTACCCCTCGATTCGTCCTAGCGCCTCTCAGCTATGAGTCATTTGACCCATATTCGGACACCCATGTCTCATTCTCATGGGTTAAATGACTCACCCCTACTATATCACTTTTCTCTTGACAAGAGGATTCGACTTGCCGCATAATCATTCTGACATGGCGCGGAGATCAAATCTGAAGAGACGGATAAATGGACCGTCAATCATTCGCGTGCATAGTCTCCTAGGAGTAGTACACATGCTTACAATCACTCGTGAAGTAACGAAGAAAGTGAATCATCCTTCTCAACTAACAGCCGAAGGAAAGCCAGTCATTGTGACTCGAAAGGCCACAATCAATTCTCAGTACGTTGACCCAAACAATGAGGAATGGTACGATGAAGCTCTCGCATTGTGCGGCGGAGATGCTGCACTAGTCGCCCGCATTTTCAACAATGGAATGTGGCGTGTAATCCAGCAATGGGAAACCAACAACCTTGGCAAAGGCGACAACATGTCCAAGGGCCTTGAAAAAGCGATCAACGGTCTAGTACAGACCGGGATTTACACCGCCGAATCCGCCCGAACTCTCCTCATGTCCAATCCCGCGACCGCAAAAGCGTTCGGTGAGCAAAAATTCGAGCAATTCATCACAGTTGATATCAGCGATTTTGCCGCATACCAACTAAGCGAACCAGACGAAAAGGGTGTTCGCAAATCTCGTTATCCCGATGTAACCGATATTGGAGCAGTTGAAGAGGAGACCGCAGAAGAGAGCAAGTAGCTTGAATACTCTGAAGAGCACTCCCGAATCCGACGTTAACTTTGCGCTGATTCCGTACTAGCACATAAGCCGTACATTAATACACGTTCATAAACTGAGACTGGGAGAAAATCTCTTCCAGTCTCTTTTTTTGTCTTGACAAGAGAATGGGAAGTGTGCATAATGAAGAGAGGGACACTATGACCGAAAAAGAAATAAAAATTCTCGCACACCAATTAGCGGAAACGGCTGTCAGTCTCATGCTAGTCTTTCGCTGTGACTTGGCAAAAGCATTTCAAATGCTGTTGAAGAATTCTGACTTGAAGAAAAAACTCCAGAGGAGAATCACACTATGAAAACCTTCGATATTTGGCTTGAGGATTCACAAGAGCTTTAATTACTAAGCTTCACCTAAGCGGAGTATGTAATCTCATGATTATAGACTCCGCTTTTTCATGCCCATAGTAATGTTAATGAATGTTAACGTGTATGAACGTTAATGTTAAGTGTTCAATCCTCAATTTACGCACTCAATAACGTAGTTTTTACATAGCGTTTCCCGCACATTACAGCCTCAAGGTGAGCTTGCTCCATCTCCCAGGTACTCTAGCATCTCTACAGCCTACTTGCGAGTTTGCGAATGTACTAATATGAGTAACTGTGCTTATACAGACTACGCTTTAGTATAAGTATAGCTTCTATAGTATACATAACCTATGCTTATACTCATGCTCATAGTGTATGCTCGCTACTTATAACACGCGCTACTATCTTGCACTCATGTAATATGAGTATAGCACACTCATAGTACTTGTGTACTAGTAAGTACATTACTCATAGTACTTTAGTTCTATACGTAATAGTCCACAAGTACTAGGAGTACGGGTAGACCCCAAAAGAGTGGGGATTGTGTATATAAACCATAGTCTACTAGTCCCCCTTGCATGAGAGAATATTTTTTGAATATTTCTTGCTATAAATTTTAAATTTTTGAAATAGTGTGATTTTTTATTTTAGAAGTGTGAGTGGAGTCACGGTGAGTCACATGCCCCTAGGGCGTTGAAACCAAAGGACATTGAGTTCTTGACAGTGTGTATGTTGTGTGGTAGAGTGGGATGATACAAGTAAGTATGAAGCGCGAGTTAAATCTCAGAGATGCAAATAAATCCGTCGGATAAATTGCTAGAATTAGTTTTAACTTCGCGTATTATCGACGTGGGAGCAATTTTAGTTTCAGTGACAGCAGTAATAGTTTCGACGAGAAATGCAATTTCGAGTTTAAAGAAAGACATTGTTAGATTATGCTCTACAGTAGAAGAACTTTCACGGCAAGGATTGCATCGTGAAATCGAAATTGAACGAATTAAAGCAAGATGTATCTCGCACAGAAAAGGAAGCACTTCAGAGAGTTGAGAATTCTCCACTTGATAAAATTCTGAGAGAATACGATGCCAGTAATAAGAGCAATGGAACATCCCGTGGACTTAACAGCACTTTCCCGCGTAACGGAGAAACTTCCAGTTAAGTCTATTGAACTTGCACTCGATGAAAATCAAGCCGGAGTTCCAGATGTGGCGCGTACAATAGGAGAACTTCTTAATTGCGGGTCTTCTGAACATGTGAAACTCCGCGCTGCGCAATTAGCGATTGAATTTAGAGCACTCGGAGATAAGAAGAACGATAATAGAATCATCTTCAATTTAATGGGAAATAATATCACACTTAACAATTTGATCGTACAGGAATAAACATGGAAACTCTTACAACTAAACCTGGTATTGAGAATCTCTTCTTTCTTGCTATTAAAGAAGGAAATTTTGTAAACAGCTATAATATAGTTGCTAATGATTTACAAGATGCAATTACAAAATCAAAAAAATATTGTGAAAGTTCTAATACAAAACGTCGTTTCATTCATGTTCGTCCATTCATTCTTGATATGGAGAAGAAATTAAATGACGAAAAAAATCCTAGTACTTAGTCTTATTCTCTCTGCACTCACATTCGCCCTGGCCCAGAATTCATCTTTCTTTATTCCAATTTGGAATAGTACATCCAATCGTTATAACTGGATTCAAATAGGATCTACTCTTAGTATAACAAATGGAATTCTTAATGTCGTACCCTCTCCTGTAGCTATTCAACGTAGTTACAATACTCTTCTCACTAAAGATTCTTCTGGTAACTATCCTCTTCCTGCAAATGCCGTGGGAACTAATATCGTAGTTACTGTGAATGGCCTTCGGTATAATCTTTCTGAATACTCAATTGTCCTTAAAGTAATCACACCAAATTGTACTGCGGGGAGTGTTGACTGTAACTGGCCTGTAAATGCAGTTATAGTTGTAGATTATGATAGGATTTAAAGGAGAATAAATGTCTACTAGTATTAACTGGAATGCTGAAGCTGTTGCTGCTAGAAAACGAATGACTGATTTTCTAGCTTCTCTTCTTGTTGCTGCAAGGCAGATTGATTTATCCGCAACTTTGATTGATGGATTTGCATTAGTGCCTCCTACAGGAAAAATGACACTAACTGTTTTTGGAAAAGAATATAATGTAACTCAAACTTCAGATCCTTGGCTTACTCCTGCGGAATGGATTAGTCTTTATCTTCCGAAACCTCAAGTTGTGACACCTCCTGTCGTTGATCCAGGACCCATACAAAATGTCAAATTTGAAGAACCTGTGGGTAGTGGTAATTGGTATAGATATATCATTTTTGACATTAAAGTCTCTTGTCCACCTCCTTTAGGCGCTGTAGTAATCCCTGTTAATGTTAAAATTGCTACTCGTGATTTTATTAGTAGGGAACTAAGAAAACAACCACCAAAATCTGACGAAATTGTGGAATTTGCTTCTACTATTCTCAGTTTTATGGATAAATTATGAAATACATCTACTTAATTCCTCTTCTTTTCCTTCTTGCATGTCAGAAGAATGTAAATACGACACCTTTGACCCCGGTGCAGAAAATTGCTGTTTACAATGGGATTCTTGCTGAGAGTAACAAGGCATTAGTAACAGGTGTTATTCAACTTAACACATCTAAGGTTCTCACGGTTTCTCAGACATCTCTTGTACTTGACTATTCTCTAAGAGTAGCAAATGCAAGCAAAGCTGTTGCTATTCTTCAGCAAAATCAAGGTAATTGGAATGTAATTGCTGGACAGATCAAAATTGTCTTAGATCAAGTTGTACCTTCTGGTGATATTCTAAAGACTCTTGGTGCAACTGGAGAACAAGGTAAAGTTGTTTTAAGTACAATCACCAGTATTCAAAGTGCCATATCTAGTATTCTTGTGGAGGCTGCAAAGTGAATATCTTAACCTTACTTCAGATTTTAGAAGGTGTTCTCAAACTTCTTCCTATCGGAGTTGATGTGGCCGCGAAGATCAAAGCACTCATTTCAAGTGATCCATCTATACAAGAAGAACTTGATATGATCTTGGATGATACTGTTGAAACGGACACAGAAACAATCGACTTGATTGAACAGTGGAAGAATGCAAATGAACCCAGTAATTAAACCTATCTATCTTTTACTTATCCAAACAATTCTTGTATTCGCGCAAATGATAAATGCTGGACTTGCTGTAATGCAAGATGTTCCAGGTTGGGTTACAATGGTTACAGCAGCATTTGTAGGTTGTTTAACTTTCTTTTGTCAACATGTAGGTAATGGACAAGTTCCGGAAAAGAAATGACAAAACAAGAACTTATTGATAAAATTTCTGATGGAATTATTCATCAGGAAGGTTTTCTACTCACTCCTCTTGATGCAAAAAATTGTAATCTCTCGTGGCCATGCATTGCACAAATCTATTGTAACATAGGAAATATCAGAGAATGGTCTAAAGATGGAAAGAAATATCCAACTTCAAATGGATATGTAGACTTCTTCCGTTGGGCTAGTGGAAATGTTCAACTTGCACTTCGCGAATCTTATCGTGTACTCAAATTACAAGTTGGATTTTATATTGACGGGAAACTTCATAATGGAGTCTCGCCAACATTAACTCAAATGTTTGAAGTGTATGCTCCATCTGCAGACAACAACCTACCTTTAGAATATGCTAAGAATGTTGCAAAACTTGCGAAAATCCCGATGGATAAACCTCTTCTTTCGTTAATAACTTTGTGAGTTTAGACATTAATTTCGAGTTCAAGAGTAAGTTTCAAGAGGATATCTTTACCTCGTCCTATCGTCACCTTGCTGGTTCCGGGGGATACGGGAATGGTAAGACTTATGCTTTTTCAATGAGGAGTCTTCTTTTCCTCTGCACATATCCCTATTATCGAATGGTAATTGCACGTCTTAATTCTACAGATCTAAACAAGACTACGCGAACAACATTCTTTAATGTGTGTCCTCCGGCTCTTTATGATGAAAGAAAAGGAGGTAAAAGAGCAGATTCGATGAATTACACCAGATTAATCAACGGATCTGAAATTCTTTGGATGCATCTTGATGATTTTGACGAAGGTACTGTCCGCGGGTTAGAAATCAATTCTGTATTTATCGACCAAGCGGAAGAAGTAGGAGAAAATATATATCTCCATCTTGATAATAGAGTAGGCCGTTGGGCAAAAGCAGAAGTTCCACCAGAACTACTTTCTCAAAATGAAAACTGGCCATTACATCCCGCGACTAAAAAGCCAAGAGTTCCGGGGTGGATGGGAGTTGGTTGTAACCCTGATGTATTTACACACTGGATCTACAGACGTTATCACAAGGAATCAATAGAATGGCAGACTAAATATAACAATCGTTATATAATGTATGAAGCAGAAACAGATCCCACGCTTATAGATCCCGAAACTTATGCTGAAGCTCTCTCACGTGATCCCGTATGGATAGAACGATTCCTTAAAGGTAAGTGGGGGATCGCAGAAGGAACGATTCATAGAATTGACGATGCAAGTAAACTTTATGTTGGAAAAAAGACTTCTTCTACTGATACTAAAATTTACATCACTCGTGAGTTTCTTGAGAATCTTAAAAAGAAAGCTGCACTTTATCGTGTTCTCGACCACGGAGAAAGCGCCCCGACTTGTGTAGCATGGGTTGCAGCATATAAAGGGATGCATTTCTTTTATAAAGAATACTATATGCCAGATACACTTATATCTGAGCATAGATTAAATATCTCAGGTATGAGTGAAGGCGAAACTTATGTTGGAAACTGGGGAGATCCTTCAATCCATCATAAACAACAACAAAAATATGGTGGAAGGTGGACAGTAGCAGATGAATATTTGGATTGTACAAACACCAGTGCTCCTGCAATATACTGGCAACCCGCAGACAATAATGAGTTCGGAAATCGTAATCGTATCAATGAATTGCTTCGTCTTAATAAATCTATGATGCATCCGGTAACGGGTACAGTAGGATCTCCCAGAATGTTCTTCATAATGAAAACTGAAGAATATCCTGAGGGATGTTATCATATCCCATTACAGACTTCGAGTCAAAAGCGTGAAGTAATCGGAACTGAGAATGGCTCTCCCATATTCTCAGATGATCGTGCAGAATGTATGGATCATGCTTACGATCCTGTAAGATATTATGTAGGAATTCATAGCCAGGGATCTAAAGACTCAAAACCTAAACTTCCTGAGAATTCTTTTGAAGCATACCGAAGAAAAGCCACAATGCTCAATAGACAAGTTACTATGATAGATCGTGGATTTTATGCCTGACACTTCAGTATCTAATTGCTTAGAAAAGATACGTGTAGCAAATAAATACCATAAAAAGTGGTGGGATAGGTTTCGTGTAAGTGACAGTATCAAATATTATGAGGGTCAGCAATGGGCAGGTTATTCTACATATTTCAAAAACGAGTATCGTCCTTCTGTAGTAAATCTAGTTTTCTCTACAATAGAAGTACAATTACCTTCCCTTCTTTTTTCCCAACCTATCTTCAACGTCTCTGCGAAAAAGACTGCTACAGATCCCGAAGGCGAGAATCGCCGTACTCAACTTCAAGAAGCTGCATTAAATACATTCGTCACAAATCAAGACAGTCTATTTGCAGAAGAGGTAGAAGCTGCCATTATTGATTCATTCTTTGCATTTGGCGTAGTTGAAATAGGACTAGATGCGAATTATATCATAAATCCTAATGCAGACAAACCTTATCTTAAAAAAGATGGACAAATTCTCCGGGACATTGAAGGAAAAGACATTATTCAACCACAAGAAGTCCCGGAGTATGAACAACTTTACATTAAAAGAATCCATCCTGCACAAATTCGTGTAGGTGGTATGGATTCTCGCTATTTAGAGAATTGTAACTGGGTTGCATATTATGAATATGTTGATGTACTCGACTTGAAAGGTAACAAAGCACTTCAGAATACAGATAAGTTAATCTATACTGGAGCAAGGACAGAGGAATTTGACGAGGCTTTTGTAGATAGGTCTGAAGAATTAGATAAATTATTCCAATCTGGAGATGTAATCAAACTTTGGCATTTTTGGGACCAGCGAAGGCATGAATTTCATCTTTTTACAGATGTTTTTGAGAAAGATTATCTCTTCTCCGCGCCTTATAGAGGACTTCCGTTATTTGAACTAAAATATCATAATAGAATGAGAGGATTCTATCCTGTTCCTCCTGTTAGTCAGTGGTTACAGTCACAGGATGATGTTAATATCGCGCAAGAACAAATTCGTGTACATCAGAGGAGAGGATCGCGAAAATATTTAATTCGTAAAAATACAATGGACACTGACCAAATGGACAATCTCATGTTTGGTCCAGATGGTACTTATGCTGAGACTGAAGGTGATCCTCAAACTGCAATTGCTGCTGTTCCTCTTGCACCTTTAGATAGTGCAGTAGATAAAGTTCTTATACTTGCAAAAGACAATTTTAATATTGTCTCAGGTACACGAAGTGAAGCTCGTGGTGTAGCAGATCGTACTACTGCAACACAGGCTCAAATAATGGATGCACGTTCACAAATTCGGGAATCTCGTCCAAAGATAATCATAGCAAACTGGCTTAATAGACTTGCCCGGCAAATAATGTTCTTGCAGCAACGTATCACGCTTCCATTTTGGATTGCAATTAATAATACTACACAAGAATCTTTACTAGGGAATGTTCAAGAGACTTCAAAGTTATACCAAGAAATCACAGGAATGGATATTGAAGGTTTAGACTTTACTGTACAAATTGATGTAACTTCAATGTCTCCTATTGATGAACAAGATCAAAAGAATAAGTTTCTTGAATTCATGGCAATTATAAACAACTATCCTCAGATTGCAATGTCGCCAACACTAATTCGTGAAACTGCAAAACGTGTTGGTTTTAAGACGAATGAGAAAGTTTTACGCGAATTACAAGATATGGCTCTGTTAATGCAAGCGGGACAGCAGGCGCAAATTAATGGAGCACTTGGACAAGAAGGTGCATCGCCGCTTGGACAACGTGAAGTTGCAAAAGCGACACCTTCGGATCAAGAACGAATCACTAATCAACTTACCAAACAAGTAGGATTGACACAATAATGCCACAGAAACCTTGTTCTCTTGTAAAACAGAAAATGTTAGAGATGTTCAAAAAAGGGAAATTTACAAAATCTAAACCTAAAGGTAAATAATTATGGAACCCGAAGTTACTACTGAAGTTACTAAAGTTGAAGAACCTACTAAGGTAGGGGAGACTAAAGTTGAAGAAATTAAGGTTGAAGAGACTAAAGTTGAGTCTCCTGACCAACAAGCAGCTCTTAATCTTTTTAATGCTCTTAAAAACCCAGAAACTAGTGGTATTGTCATTAAACAGCTTGCAGAACTTGCCGGACTCGAAATTGGAGTCAAGAAAGATCAAGTAACACTTAAAAAGACCATTTCTCAGATAATCACTGAGGAACTTGGTGAAGATAATAGTATTCTTGCAGAGAAACTAGGCCCCGCGCTTGAGAGAGTTATTGCTAAGGCAGTCGAGGATCAAGTTAAACCTATTCAAGATACTATCTCTGAACAGAAGAAAAACGAATTTGCAACTCGGATAGATAAGACTTTTGAAAGTCTAAACACTGAGTCTAAAGGTCTTTCTAAGAAATTAGAATCGAGAATGGTTGAGTTAATGGATCAGATTCAACCGGGTCCTAAAACTGAACCAGAAGCTTACATACGTCATATTTTTACACTTGCCAAATCAGATTTTGATGAGGCAGAACGAATTAAAACACAGGACGTTAAACGAGATCAAAATAAGAAAACTACTAACGTCCCAATCGGAGTTAATACTGAGAGAGTTAAATCAGGATCAAAACTCCCAACAATAAGGGAAGCTGTACTTGCCGCATCTCGCGGCGAAACATTGGAGTAATTAATCATGATATTAGGTCAGGCATCGCAACCTAGTCAACTTACACTAAATTTTGACTCTATTTTTGCAACGAGTCTTGCGAATGCCAGCAAAACAATCGCTGATAATATCTCAAATTCTAATCCATTCTTCTATGAAGCTAAGAAGCGTGGGATGTATGAATCTGCTGATGGTGGTGCGTATATTCAAGAAGATTTGATGTACGAACTCGCCCAAACAGATTCTTACGATAGTTACGATACGTTGGGTGTTGCTGGTCCGGAAGGCATTACCGCTGCATTTTACGAGTGGAGACAGACTGCTACTCCGATCGCTTATTCTGAAAAAGAACGTAAGATGAATAAGCATCGTATTGTAGACTTTGTTCAAGCTCGTATTAAACAAGGTGAACTAGGCGCAATTGACTTTTATTGTAAGGCACTTCTGCAAGGTAATGGTGCAGGTGCTCTTACAACCCCACGAACTAGTCCTGCAAATGGATCATATGCTTGTGATCCACTTTGGAAGATTGTTCAAACTGCACCAACTGGTGTAGACACAGTGGGTAATATCGCTCAAGCATCTCATTCCTGGTGGCAGAATAGAGTCAAGGATTTCTCAGGCGTTACGACATACGTAGGTTTTCTACAGTATGCCGATAATCTGTTCAATACTTGTTCTATTGGACCCGGTGGAAAACCAAAACTCATTCTATGTGACCAGACCACATTTGAATTGTGGAAGTCTGCGTACATGGCAGTCTATCGTAGAACTGCTGATTCTCAGGATGATTATCCTTTCCCGAATATTAAGTTCAATAATGTACTTGTATGCTGGGACGAGAACTTCCCGAATTTGTATGCCAGTACACTTGATACTACCACTACGACAGGTGGTGGAATGATTATGTTGAACTTTGAATTTCTTAAGGTTCGTTATGAATCGGAAACCGATTTCGTGAAAACTGACTTTGTTAAACCCGCTAACCAAGATGCAAAGGTTGCTCATATCCTCTGGATGGGTAATATCACTTGCTCGAATCGTAAGAAGCAGGGACTTGGATGGAAGATTCCAAGGTCACTGACGTAGAAAGGAGGACACTTATATGAATCAACCTTTGATTAACCAAAGTCGTCCTGAACAGGGATCAATTAACGTCCGAAATGGAGATACCGTCTCCATCGCTAAGAGAACACCAGTTGTATTTGCAATGTCTGGTACAGATGATGGTTTTACTGTTGTAAGACCTTCAACTACTAGTCTATTGCAATCACAAGGTTGTATTGCAGGTATTCTTCTGCAAGATTTGCCCGTAGGTTCTGTAGGTGCTTGTATGGTAAAAGGAATTATTGATGAGGTTCCTTACCTTGTCCATACTCGTGCAGGCACGTCTGGTACAAGTTCGTGGGTTACAGAATCCGCGATCGCTATTGGGCAACCTATGGGAATCGACACAGTAAATAATGTGTTGGTTACAATGGCTGCGTCTACAAACCATGTGGCGCATTTGCCGTATATTGCTGCTGCTGAAGTTATTGCCAGTAATGCTGGTTCTGCAACTTCTACAGCAAACTCGTTGACTTATTCTACTGCTGGAATTAAGGTTTTCCTTAGGCTCATGTAGTCTGAGGAATGTGAGGGAGTGCATGTTACCTGCGGAACAGTAAGTCACTCCCTTTTTAAGCTAAATTTATGAAGATACTTGTCGGCGTAAACACACTTACTTCAGTAGATCAAATGGTCTATTTGTCGCATATGCAGTTCTGGACTCGTACAGTAAAACAGTATCCTAAAGATGATTTCTTATTCTTTGCACCCCAAAGAATGTCTGTGGACAATATGAGAAATCAATGCGTGAAAGCTGCATTACAATATGAATGTGATTACATTCTCTTTATCGACGATGATGTCGTAGTGGAACCCCACACTTTTAAATCACTCTATGAATGTAATCTTGATATAGTAATGGCTCTTACTTATATTCGCGGGTATCCATTTGAACCAATGTTCTTTTCTTTTAAAGATGCAGAGAAACAGAGTCTTAGTCTCTTTGGTGAGTTTAAAGATAAAATAAACGATAAGGGAGTTGTTCTCTGCGACGCAATCGGCAATTCTTGTACGCTTTATAAAACATGGATGTTTAAAGAAGTACCTGAACCTTGGTTTGTAACTATTCCTAATAAGTGTACTGAAGACGTTTACTTTTGTTTTAAGTGTCTTGAATTCTGTAAGGCTCCTGTAACTATTGGAGTAGATACTAAAGTCCCAACAGGGCATAAAATCTCTCCTGAGTATATTGGTCCAGGGAATAGACCAGAACTTCTTAACTATTATGAGAAAGTCTACCCTTCCGAACATCCAACAGATAGCATAAAGGTTTTAGAAGTTAAATGACCCGAGATCAAATAGCATCTAAAGTCCAAACACGCCTCAATGACTTTGGGGTAAAAATTACTCCCGCGGATCTAAATGACTCTATTCAAGATGGCTACTTTGAAGTTACGGCACTTACGGGATGTATCTTTAAGGCGGCAAGTATTTCTACCTCTGCAAATCTTTCTTATTATGATTTTGGACTTTTGATTCCAGATTTCTTTGCAGTAACAGCAATATTCAATCCAACCATTAAACGCTGGATGGTTCCAGTAAGTCTTAGACAGTTAGAAGAAATTCGTAATGATTGGGAGCTTGCAATAGGTAATCCTTATTTATTTTGGCCAATCAATTTTAGATACGTTGCAATTTATCCTAAACTCACTACTTCAACGGGATCTTTATATGCCTATTACAGGGCACAAGCCGATGTATTAACTGGAACTTCTACACCACAGATTCCTGACAGTCTACAGAGTATACTAGAAGAATACACCACAGGTGATCTTCTAGAACAATCTGAAGAATTTACTAAAGCTGGAATTAGTCTTACAAACTACTTTAAGGATATTCAAGAACTAAAGCAAGCGACCCGTACTATTAGAATGCCCGATTTGATTTCAAGGCTTGCTTAAATGCCCCTTTGGGATAACACCTACCTCAATACACTACTCGAAGAAGCAGAAAGTTACATCTCTACAGAGATTGACTGTATCTTCGATCGTTTCTCTATTCCAATAACTACTGGAATTTCAGTTTATACTCTTCCAAGTTATGTAAATAGAATTATACGTGTAACTTGGAAAGGTAAGAAACTCTGGCCTTTAACTTTTCAAGAATTCTGTCTTCTTAATCCTACTTCTGCAGTCATAGATCCTAGTGCGGTAGAACTATCTTCTTCTACTCCACTTTATTATATCAAACATCCTACAAATTTTTATGATATAAGATTATATCCTACTCCTAGTGAGGATCTTGCGGAAATAAGCTCTAATCTTTTTGGATCAAATATTGCTACTGGTGTTATTATATCTTGTTATCGAGATCAAGATAATTCAGTAGATTCACTTCACTTGCCATTATACATAATTCGTAGAGTAAAGAAAGCCTATTTACTTTCGCGAGCTTTTGCTAAAGAAGGTAAGGGGCAGAATTTGCAAGCTTCACAGTATTATGAGAAGAAACTCTCTTTACTCATTGAAGCATTGAAAGTTATCAACTCAAATGTATTCATTGGGAAAACTCGTGTTCTCAACGGTGCATTTAACGAAGGAATGTATGCAACACCTGGAAGGCCAGTATTGCCTCCAGATTATCCAAGTTAAGGAGAAAGAAATGGAAGATGTAATTAAAATGAGAGGTTGTTTAGAGATTGTTCTTGGGGATTTGCAGGGGAACGAACTAGAACGTCGTAAAGTAAATAACGTGATCGTAACGGTCGGAAGACGTTTTGTTCTTCAACAGATTGCAAGTTCGGTAATGGTAACTAGTCATTCTATTAGTCATATGGCTATTGGAACGACTACTACAGCTCCCGCGACTTCAGATACGAGTCTTACAGGTGAGACGACTCGTAATGCGATTGTGTCATTTACGACTACAAATCTCACATCAAATCCACCTTCTTGGCGTGCAGAATGTTCTTTTGCATCTAATGAAGGTAATACGACTCTGGCTGAAGTTGGTTTGATTAATTCGTCTGCTAATGGTACACTTCTCGGTCGTGCAACATTTGCTACGTTGAATAAGACTACAAGTAACACACTTTCTATTTCCTATACTGTATCTAATTAAGGAGGAATTATGTCACTTAATTCTTTTGGCACAGGACCGTCTTCTTCAGCATTTAGTATCACACCTAACGATGATGCAGATATTACTTATCCTATTAGAGCAATCTATGTAGGAACAGGTGGTGATTTGCAAGTTATCTTACAAGATGATACTGTTGAGATTCTATTTGCTAATGTTCTTGGTGGTTCTTGTTTACCGCTCCAAATTAAGAGAGTAATGGCATCAGGAACAGCAGCAAGTGATTTAGTAGGACTAATATGATCTCTCTAACTGGCGGTTTTAATCAACAATACATGGGAGCGGAGATTAAAGTCGCTAAAGAGAGACTTGTGAGAGATACATTAGTACTTTCAGACGCAATTACATCTCATCTTTTTAGAACAAGAATGTTATTTACTGATAGTCTAATTTTATCGGACATAGTTGCACTTTTAGGGCACAGCTTACTTTCTGTTGGTTTATATGTGGAAGATCCTCCAGAGGATGGAGATTATATGATTCCTTCGGATGAAGGTGGCTCAGTGCAATTTGTATCTGATGATAGTACTGAAGTATTTACTGTAGCAAATGTATTCGTACCTGATTAAGGAATTTATGACTCGCATACCTTCAAATCTAGGTCTTCTAATTGGAATACCGACACTTGGTCGTCTTCAACCTTTACAGTGGGGATTGGCATTTAAATCAATCTCCCCGCCTATAAATTACAACACTAATATGATGGTAATTTATGGTAACCCAGTGGATGTTGCTCGAAACAGAATAGCAGAAGCCGCGGTTGAACAAGGTGCGAAGTTTTTGTTCTTTCTCGGAGATGATGTTGTAGTTCCTGCACATACACTTAAACAACTTATATATAGGATGGAGCAACATCCTGGGATTGGTGTAGTAGGTGGTGTTTATTGTAGCAAGAGTACACCACCAGCACCTTTAGTATTCCGTGGAAATGGTGCGGGATCTTACTGGGATTGGAAGATAGGAGAGTTCTTTGAAGTTACAGGACTTGGTATGGATTGTACACTCATACGAGTTGATGTACTTAAGAAACTTTCCAAACCTTGGTTTAGAACCATAGATGATGATGGATTCTTAGATGCAGTTAATCATGCTGAGACATGGACTGAAGATATCTATTTCTTGAAGAAAGTTCTTGAGGAAACAGAATATAAAGTCTATTGTGATGGTAGTGTGATTTGTGACCATTATGATGGAAATACTGCATACAAACTTCCTATAGATTCTGTTCCAATGGGGCGGACAATAGTAGAGAGTGGTAAGAAGAGAGCACTTGATATTGGATGTGGTGAAATTAATCGCGCGGAACAGTTTCCAGAACATACGTTAGTTCGTGTAGATATACGCGAAGTTTGTAATCCAGACTATCGTTGTGATGTTAGAACTCTTCCATTTGGAAATGAAGAATTTGACATAGTTTTCAATTCTCATATTCTTGAACATATTCCACGAGGAGAACAAGATACTACACTTAGAGAATGGTTACGTGTACTTAAACCTGGAGGATTATTTACTTGTATTGTTCCTAATCTTGCTTGGGCATATAAATTTATTAAGGATAACCCAGAGAATGAACATATTATTGAAGGAGATCATAAATTAGGAATTAGAACTACTCCTGAGGGTGAAATTCAACCACTTAAAGCGTTAGATGTTCTTTATGGTGCTCAAACGGATGAATATGATTTTCACAAAAATGGATTTTGGCTCGCGAGATTAGAAGGATTACTTAAGAGAGAAGGTCTTACAATTAAAGAAACTAAGTTTGAAGGTTTCAATTTGATTGTGAAAGCGATTAAGTAATGGCAGGTTCATATTACAATCTCGAAGGATCTGGAATTCGTGGGCATCTTGTTACCGCTTCGTGTAGTGCGTCTATGTGGTATCAAGGTAATATCACTGAGACAGTTGATGGTTTAGAAACAGGAGGTTTAAATAGTTTACCTTTCACAGCGTCTGAAAAATATATTAGATTTCAATTTGTAGCAACACAAGTTATCTCAGAAGTAACTTTTACACATAAAAATACTGATAGTTTTGGGAGTTATAAGTGGCAAGGTTCACAAAATGGAACTGATTGGAGTGATATTGGTGCTGCATTTACTCTAGGTGCTGCAACTACACAAGTTGATACAACACTTTCCGCGAATACAACAGCATATCTTTATTATCAACTTTTAGGAATTAGTGGTGGTCCTGGATGGGATGCAGCAATTCGTGAAGTAAAATTTAAGATATACAATCCTGATACTAATTATACTTCTAATTATTATAATGAAGGAGGATCTGGAGATCGTAGTACAGTTATTACAGCAACTTGTACAAGTGGAATATGGGAATATGGTTCTGGTAGTAATATTGCATGGTTTGTAGATGGGAGTTATGCAGGTATAGAAGGTTCATATCCTTATTATGTTTCTGGTAAATTCTTTAGATTCCAGTTTAGTGTAGCTAAAACTATTACAGAAGTAGTTATCTATACTGCTTCAAATTGGGCAACCTGGAAGTGGCAAGGATCTGACGATGGTACTAATTGGAGTGATATTGGATCTGAATTTACAATAGCACCTACTTCTGGAGTTTACAAAGATACATCATTATCTGGGAATACTACTGCATACTTGTATTATCAACTCTTAGGAACTAGTGGTAATGTAGGTTGGGATCAACAGATTGCAGAGTTTAGATTTAGTATTGTTACTGTAGTTACAGATCCAGATGTAAGTGATTTACTCAATAGTTGGAGTGATAGTGTTGTAATCGGAATAGGTATAAGTGTTAAAGATGACCTTTCTAATTGGGATGATTTAAGGGAACCAATACTATCTACTATTCTAGATTTTGAAGATAACTTATTTCACTATTATGATGAAGTCGTAACTCAACTTTGGGTTTACCATCATCCTCTTACAGTTGATGTTTCAGATATTTTTGATTTTGACGATTCTCTTGATGCAATTGCTCTTATCTTTATGGCAGAAGAGATCGCATTTGATCTCGGGGATTCTAATCGACTTTCTGATTCTATCGCAATATTTAATAATCTTTTTGTTGAACTAGAAGATGATCTCGATAATTGGACTGATGAGGTAGCACTTATGCCAGGAGATTTTGTAGATTATGCTTATGATACGATGATGTATGACTTCTTAGATTCAATTGAAGTTGATCTACGTCAACATAGAGGAAACTTTGATTCACTCACATTTTCAGATGCAATCACAATTTCTCTTGATGCTTTCTTACAATCTAAATCTGTAGCAGACAGTCTAAGTAACTGGTTAGACAGTGTAAGTGTTAGATTACAAGTTAATAGAACCATTGAAGATGATTTTGCACTTTATGATTTTATCCGACTCTTTATGACAACTACAAGAAGTATCTCTGATACTCTTGCACTCTCTGATGCAATAAGTGTTAGTCTTTCCTCTCAAGATGCTAATCTTTCTGATTCTCTCCAACTTTGGAATGATCTAGTTTCTGCTGAATTACAAATCAAATATAATCTTAACATAAGTGATACTATGAGTCTTTCTGACGCGGTTGTTAATTCAGGTGTTGAAGAAGATTTGACTTACTATAGAAGATATTTAAATGACGTGGTAAGATAAATGAATCTCACGAGAAAAGACTGGTCATTAGGTTGGACTCCTTCTAACGATAGTGTGAATGGAGATCCCCGAGGATTATTACGCGCGGACAATCTTGAACTCGATGAACGTGGAATTCTCTCATTAACAAACTCGGCACACGTAGCTGGATATGATGCAACAGGATCTTCTAGACGACAAACTCCAGATCCTAGAAGAACTTTAGATATAACTCTTGCATATCCTGGGCAAATTGTTCAAATTTATTCGAAATATATAAATAATCTAAAGTATCGTTATGTCGTGACAGATAATGGAAATGTCTATTGTAATGGACATCAAATAGTAGGAAATGAAAATTTTACTCACGTAGGATTTACTTCAGCCTTAGGTCAAAATCTTATTTGTGCTGGTAACTCTCGTAAAAAAGACGATGGTAGTGTTGTAAGAGAACTTGGTCTTCGCAAACCCGATAATGCACCAGTTAAGATAGATACAACTGTAAGTCAAGTTAAATTCGGAGATAATTTTGCAGATTGGTTTGCAGAATGGGGAACTTTATATCCTCCTACAGAAGCAATGCCTGCTATTTGGATTTACACTAAAGATGCAGGGGATGGAGTTTCATTCTGGGGAATTGCACAACAATGGAAGGCATATGATTTAAGTAATATTGGAGGAAATCCAGGATCAGATGATGATATTTTCTCTTTCTGGGCTGCAGGATACACACAATCTTTTATTAATGTTCAAATTGAATTCTATTTACAATCTACTTATCCTATTACAGATTCTTATACTTATGAATGGAAGAATCCTCCTGGATTAGGTGTAACAATGGATGCACTTGGGAATCTCTCCCCAGGTTCAGGAACTGTTCTTCAAGTTAAACGAAAAGATTTTACACGCGTTGGAGTTAATCCTAATCTCGATTGGAAAGATGTAAAAGCAGTTCGTGTCATTTTTAAGTCTGCTGAAGAACAGGGGAATTATTTTACAGATTTTAAAGTAACTAGTAATTTTCTTGTAGGCAAATCTTACTACTATGCAACACAAAATGTAGCAAATCTTGGAACTTATGTAGCAAAATCTCCTCTTAGTACTAAGTCTTCAATTATAGAACCTGTAGGTGGACAAGTTAGAATACTTGTAGATAATCCTTATGGAGGAGATGATGCAGACTCGCAAATTAATGAGGTCTGGTTATTTAGACGTGCAAGTATTATTGGTGATGTGATACCAATTGGTTCTCCTCCTATACTTGACACATGGTATAGAGTAGGTATACTTAACTCGCTTGTTAGTCTTGAATTTCAAGATACGATGACAGATGAAGATGTACTTGAACTTAATATCAAAACTAATGTTACACTTATTTCTGTTAAAGATATAAAAGATGAAATCATAGGAATTGTATCTGGATATTATGATCGTACTCTTTATCTTACTTCAAAGTATGTTTATATCTCAGAACCACTTAATCCTGATTCTGTAGATTCAATTAACATACTTAAATTTGAAGGTGGAGACATAAGTCAGAATCTCTGGATTGTAAAGAGTTCTCTTGGTGTTGTACTCGTAGGAACTACTCAAGAAATCTTTGAAATCTCAGGTACAATGGTCAATATGCCCGATGGTAGTATTGACCTTCTTGTTAAACCCCTTAGTGTAAGTTATCCTCCTTTATCTTACGATGTTGAAGTATTTTCTACCTCAATATACTACATGGCTAAAGATGGAGTACGAATTATTGCTCCGGGAGGCCAGAGTGATATACTTACCTCCCCGAGTTTAGATTTGCTCTTTCAAGATGAAGATCGTTATGGAATTGCTCCAATCAATGTAAAACCTAAGAATATTGAACGATATCCACTCGCGATTACACAGACGCATATTTTTATATCCCTTCCTTTTACAGATGGGTCACGAAATGTTATTGACCTTAACTTGTCTACGAAGACTTTCACATATAGAACTACAAGTCCTCTTTGTTTCTTCGTAGAAGAGGACGGTGTAATTCTTGCCGGATATGGTAATGGGGATAACTATCTTAGAGAGTTTAATGTTGGGAAGAAGTTTGATGATACAGTAGGACAAACAGTACGCTTCCTTACAATCTTTGACGACAACACACAACCTCGTAATCGTAAAGATGTATTCACATTAAAAATAACCGCAGACTTCGGAAGTCAACCTGCGCATATTTGGATTGCAAAAGATAAGGAAGCTTTTGTTTATCTTGGAGTTTACACATTCAATGGTACAACAGAGAATTTGATTAGACTCGAAGGTGTAATCCTTCCCGGTAAAGGCTATGCACTCAAGATTGAAGGTTATGGATTAGATACTTGTAAGATTTACAATTTCACAATTGAATATGAACCATTTCCTGAACAACTGAATTTCTATCGCATTCCTAACAACAATCTGGGCACGTTTGCTAGAAAGAGGTTTACAAACCATGCTTTTGTCATTGATACTCTTGGAAATACTATTAGTTACACACCTGTCGTTGACGGTGTTAACTTATCAGGTGCATCTGTCACATTTACTGGAAAAAGAACCTTCATACACTATTTTAAAAGCGAGACACTTGGTACGGATATTGGTGGTTTACTTTTTGGTGCTATCTTTGAGTACTACGGGCTTAATCTTGAAGAGATTGTTTCAGAAAAGCTACCAACTCCTGTTAAGTTCTTGATTATTCCTGCTACGGACTATGGGGAGCCGAATCGTAAGAGACACTCCTCGTACAAATTCGCGATTAATACTCGAGGGTTTAACGTTGAGTTCACACCAAGATTAGATGGTGTAGATAAGACTCCGATTACGATAAACACAAGTGAGAAACTCACAGTTGAATATTTCTTTACTTCCGATACAATCGCTATTGATATAGGTGGAACTCTTGAATCTCTTGCGGATGAAGAATTTGAATTCTATGGTGTAATCAAACCACAGCAGATAGAGATTCTTCCGCCTAGACTTAAAGAATTTAGAATTCCGGAGAGTAATTATGGAATCGCATCTCGAAAACGAATCAGAACTATGCCGTTGGAGATTAATACGAATGGTTACGATGTTACTTTTACTCCCATTGTCGATGGGGTTGTGGGTACTCTTAGTGTACTTAATTCGGTATCTCGTAAAACTCTTTTCCATTATTTTGAGTCAGATGTTTTTGGGACAGACTTTTCTGGTGAGTTAATTGGGTCGCAACCTTTCGAGTTTTATGGTTTACTCAAACCTGAAGGTGTGGAAGTTCTACCTGTAGCCAAGAAATTAGATCAGATTGGGCCTATTAGATTTGACAAAGTTGGAAAACTTCTCTCTTGTAGATTTAGACTTATTACACAAGGGAATGAGAATCTCATACTTAATTTTTACGATGAAGAAAGTAATGTACTTACAACTCCTATTCATACTCAAACAATTATTACTGTTGCTGATTTGGATGATATTTATGAGTTTAATTTTCCTAAGACTATTAAAGGTTCTACTATACGAGTCGTTATAGGACCTTCGACTCTACCATTTCATAGATATGACATGCAACTTAAAGTCAATTTAAGTGGAATGGACTCCGATCCCAAATGGATTAAGGTGAAGTGAATGGCAGATAAAAAACCAGTATTAGATGAGTTGTACAATAAACTTTATGAATTCTTTCAGCCGCGTGTTCAAGCTGCTCAAGGAATTGGACAAAGTATTCAACAGGTAAATCAACCTGCAAATCAAAAGACGGATATTCATCCTATAAGTGAACAACTTGCAGATATGTTTGATCCACGGTATTCTACAATCGCTAAATTTACTTCTGATATGTATAGTAGGATGAAGAAGCATATGCAAGAGACTCTTCCAATTAAATGAAATCCATAACCTCACTCCAAGAAGCTGCCCAAGCGATTAATGAACTACAGAATCGTTTAGATACGGCTACCTCTAAGAACTGGGATCGACGACAGACCCGGATTGTAAACGCGCATCCATCGGTTGATCCGTATGATTATGTAGTTCGTAAAGAACTCGATGAACGATTAGAAGTGACAACAGTTAAATCAGGTGAAGTTGAATATAAAGCTACTTTTGGTCTTAATGATGCAAGTGTAGGTTCAGACAAGACACCACACTTCCACATTCTTAAAGGTGGTTCTCTATTTGAGATTCGATTTAATGCTAAAGTTGCACCTACAGGTTGTACTTTTAAGATGAAAGTCTATGTACAACTTGCAGATGGGAGTCCTTGGGTATCTATTCTAAGCCCTTCTACTTATCTTGAGATTCCCGTAGGAAATGATTGGATTAATTACTATACAGACTTCACAGGAATTGATCTTCTAGTAGACAATACACTTATGAAAATCGCAGTTGAAGTTGGTGACTCTAAGTCAGTTTGTAGAGAAGTAGAAGTTGTAGTACGCTGGCGATAATGTATATACCTCATACACCAAATGGAAACGTATTGTTTACATTTACTGGAAGTGTATTTGAGAATGTTAGAGATACATTAAAATCTAAGGGATGGGAAGAAGTTGATGGTGCTGCACCTTATACGTGGCTAAAAGCTACAAGTCCGCAAGGAATGATATCTAAATTGAGAATGCGTCAATATGTACACAATTCTTATTTTGGACTTTGTACCGAATTCTCTTTTGGAGAAAATCATCAAGGTGCATCTTACTATGTTAAAGAGACTGGTGGAAACTTTCAAATAGTAGCAAATTGTTGTCAATTCTTCATGAGTACAATAGGAGTAGAGTCAAGTGTATGGGGCTCTAATTTTAGCGGAGGAATTCCATTTGTCCCTCCTTTAAGTATTCCTTACGGAGAAGTATGGTGGGCAAGTGGAGATGGGATTGAGAATGTATTTTATTATGGTTTAACTTTTAGAAAGTCTTTACTCCATAAGAGTTATGAATCTGGTGCAATAGATTTAATTACAAGGGATGCATACTTTAATGAAATGTATTGTGGAGGATTTAATGTAGGCTCTCCGCGAATAGAAACACTAGTTTGTGCAGGTGAGATTGATTATATTGCATTAGATCAACTTGCAAACGCAACTTATCTCAGCGATAAAGGAATATATCTTCCCGCACTTATATCATGGGGAGATACAAATACAAGTCAACACAAAGTGAGAGGAATATTGTGGGATGCAATGGTTTGTACTGCACCTGCAGTATTGGATAGTATACTTATGTATGATGCACAGAATTGGATCAACTTTACACATGAATTTTATTATGGAAGTCTTTATCTCCTACTTCCTGAACTTGGAACTGGAAATTATACTTACTAATGAAAGATTACGTTAAATACGCAGGACGTAGTGATTATCGTGAGATAGATTTATCTCGTGGTGTTACTACATTAGCTTTGATGTCTGTAATGGAGTTAATTAATACTGCAGGATGGGAAGTTAGAGATCAACTGACTCCTTATGTAGATATGTATTATGCATGGCCTCCTTATAAAGGTGGTTCAATGTATAGACCTTATACTTGTTACAACAATTCTAATGTTATAGGTTATTATGATCCAGATTTAGGTCCTCCTCCTGATCCTGGTCCAGGATGGAATGTTACATGGTTTGAAGTTCAAGGTACTGCTGTTGCTACTGTACAACATACCGCGGATAAAATAGCGACTGTTTATCCCGGTTGGACTGGAACATATTTTACTCCTACTAATGGGTGGCCTTATGGTATAAGGGTTTCTAATTTTCACGGAGGACCTCTGTATAATGGTCAAGAATTTGCCCCTAATTCTAGTATGGGCCAGGGTGGACTTACTTATTATGGAGGATATCGAGTAAGAACAGCAGAATATAATGGATATTATGCAGAGATGGATCTTTACGATCATCCTAGTTATAGATTTTCTGCCGATGTGATATTTGGATTCCCTACACCAGTTTACTCCTATAAGTTTGGAGGGTATACACGTTGGCATTGTTTTGCAAATAAATATCAGTTAATCATGGTTGCTTATGAGACTTGCCAAGTTGGAGATATGGCAACAGATGCGAAGGGATTCTTAATTTCAGTACCTTATTTGTCTAACCTTATTGATGATAAGGAAGATATTATAAACCATGTAGATTATTGTGGCGTTGCTTGTGGGGCATTGAGTCCTGGTAGTGGATATGCAGGTGGAGATTTTTCGTTACATTCTAATATGGCATCATCTAGAATACGACTTGTACATGACTTTAGAAGACCTACTGAATTAGCAATTCCTTTAGAAGCAACTTATTCTCCAGCATTGAGTCCTTATACTGTTCAAGATTCAGGATTACAATTTCCTGCCATGAGATGCACTCAAGATTTAAATGTTGTTAATGGTTCAACAGAATATCCGATAACTAATCCAGCATATTTAAGTTTACCAAGATTTCCAGGTTCACTTGATTCACTTGCACAAGTTGTAGGGAATCTTTGGGATTGTTTCGCAGTAACGCAATATATACCTCGGGGTACAGAAGTCACTCTTGATGGTAAAGAATGGCAATGTGTAATGTCACAAGATGTATCTGGATTAGGTCAAACAGTAGGAAGTATTTTTGCTTTAAAAGAAGAGTAAGTTAGGAGATTTAAATGGCATTCGCAGCAGCAATTCCTCTGATTGTAAGTGGAATAAGCGCTTTAGGAAGTTATTTGAGTGGTAAGAATAAGCAAACTCAAAATCAAAATCAGACTTACAACAATACATCCACTCCAGTCTACGATCCCGAACAATTAAATGCTCGGAATAGAATGATGGATTTTTATACTAACCGTCTCGATAGTGGAAATCAAGGATTTATGACCGGGTATACTGGTCAAGGAATGCGAGATATAAATCGTAGTTCAGATCTTAAAACTCAAACTATAAATAACATCCTTGCAGCTCGCGGACTTTCTTCTTCTCCTGTAGGTGCAGGATTAGCAATGAGACAAGAAGATGATAGAATGAAACAACAAGTAGATTTTATGAGTACAATTCCTCTTCTTGCTCGTCAACTTCAGACTACTGATGCAGATGCATTTACTAGATTTCTTACAAGTCTTCCTACAGGAACGCAACAAAGCGGAACATCTACTGGACAGGGAACTTCTTATGGTAGTACAGCAGGTGCAGTAGGAAGTGGAATTGATAATGGACTTGCTATGTTCTTAGCTGCAATGAAATACTATAATCCTAAAAGTTTAGCTGATCTTAATTATGGAGGTAAACCATAATGGCTGAAATGAATGCATCAGTTAGAGTTATGCTTCAGTTACTTGAAGCTAAACAGCAAGAAGCACAGTTAGAGCAGCGTAAAGTAGAAGCTGATACTCAACATAAACAGTTTCAAGAACAACTCAAGGCAACTATAGAAGAACGTAAAGCTGATCGAGATCGTCAGAATCTTCTTGATAAGATTGCATCAACAAAGTTAAAGATGGACGCGGCGCAAGAATTCAAGAATCGTGTAATGGCTGGTACTGAACGTATGCAGGGGCAACTTGGCCCAGATCAATCTATTCCGACTAGTCAAAGTGGACCGATTCAATCAGCAGAAATTCCATCTCCTCAAGGTAGACAATCTATACCTTTCCAAGAACAAATCGTGCCTACTCCAGTAGGTGATGTTAATATTCCTAGTGATAGTATAATTTCTTATGATGAATCCTTGCAGAGAAAACTTACCGAGATGTTTATGCAGTCTCAAGGTAAAGCACGTGAGGCTGGTTTAGTTACACAAGCTCAAGAGCAAGCTAGACAACCTGGAAGAATTGCACTCGAGACATTAAAAGGTGGGAGTGCGAAAGATTTGGCAGATTATCGAGCAAAGCAAGCACTTGACTTAGCTGAAATTAATAATGCGGCTGCTGAACGTCGTGCTATAATTGCTGCAAATTCTAGAAGGCAAGGATCTAATACAGCATTAACAGCACAGCAACAAGATATTGATGCATATGAGAATGATGCTAGATATGGTGTTATTAAGTTAGGTTCTACAAATCCTCAGATGAAAGCAAGGACTCAATTACGTTCTAAAGAACTCGTTCCTCTTGACCCTGATGCTGCTAAAGGAATAGTAGATGTTAAGAATCTTGAAGAAACGATTAACTTACTTAAACAAATTCAACCTTTACTTAGTGAAGGTCCAACAGGTTCTGTTACAAATTGGGTAAAGACTCAAGTACCTGGGAATAAACTTTATGATCTAGCTGGTGCAATTACAGCTAAAACTCCACTGATGTCTAATATTTTTGGAGTTAAGGGTGCGCAATCAGATAGAGATATTACTAATTTACTACAAGGTATCTTCTCACCTTCAACTACGGGAAGTAAACTTAAGAATAATATAAGTAAGTTAGAAGAACAAGCTCGAATTAGTGTATTAGATGTCCAGATGAAAGGAATGTCTAATTATCAGAAATTAGATACACTTTTACATTTTGGACTTGATCCCGTGAAATATAATCGTCCTATTAACAAAGCAGGTGATCCACTATTTAAACAAGCAGAAGATGGCACTTGGGGATACTATAATCCTTCTACTAATAAATACAGGAGGATTGAATAATGCCTATTGGATGGGAAGACGAGAAGACTGTAATTACTAAAGCAGACTTACAGAAAATTCTCCCGAAGTCTAAACTACCTGCTGAATTAGGCGCCAATGCTGTACCTAGAGAGGATCTTAATATCTCTAATTATACCTGGCAAGATTGGTTCAGAAATTATATCGCAGATCCTTTAAGAGGATTCGCAAGAATGCCTGCTGAAGGTGTGGGAGGAACTGCCGGAAGTTTAATTCCTGGAGGTACTATACCTGGTGCTATTGTAGGAGGAACTGTTGCAGATCAACTATGGCAAAATACTATTGGACGTATTAGTCCACGTACTTTTGGTGGACCCTCTCCTAATTTTGGTGAATCTCTTAAAACTAGTGCATTAGAATCCGCGGCAGATGTTGGATTTAATAAGATTCCAGTGCTTAATAATTTTCTTAAAAAGAAAGCAATTAACAAATTCTTTCCTGCAGATCCAAACGTGCCAATAAAAGATGCTCTACTTGCTGCTCCTAGTGATCTTAAACCTACTATTGCTAATGCAACACAGAATAAACTTGCTCAATATTTAGAAAGTGTTGCAGTTCCTGAAGGAGTAAGAGATATTAGACGATATGAGAATCAACAAGTTATTCAAAGAATGGCAGATGAGTTGTCTACCGATATTACAAGATTTAAACGAAGTGTTATTCCTTCTGCTCAAGAATTAGCTCAAGTTTCAAGTACAAGTGCTAACACACAGTTTAAAGCAATAAATAAGATCAAGAATGATTTATATACTACTGCAAAGGATGAGATTGAATCTTCTACTGCAAGTGGGTTTAGAATAGAACCTCCTAAACCAAGTACTTTAACCAACCCTAAAACAGGAAAACTTTTTCCAACAGGTCCGCCACAATTAGTTCCTACTTCACTTGTAGGCCCAGTTAATCCTAAGAATACGATACAATTCTCTAATACTCTCTTAGACGACATTGATAAATTCATCGCTGATCCTAACAACTCTAATTATCAAATTCCGGAAGTTCAACTTGCTATAAATGCACTTCGTAATAAAGTAGAAACTTTTGTTAAAGGAAATCTTGTAGATGCTAATTATCAACCTGTAATGAATTATGCAACTGCAAAAGCAGATAAAGATGAATTAAGTTTTATGCTTAGTAGACTTCCTGCTAATGCACAAAGTAGATTAAGAGAGAGTGTTCGCGCGGTTCGTAATGCATTAAGTGGAGACATTAAAGATTCTTCTGTAAATTGGAATCCGGATGCTAAATTAGCCTTAGATCGTGCAACTGAATATCATAGACAGAATATAGTAAAAACTTATGGTCCTACAATTGCTAAGAAATTAGCGAAGATTGGTAAGTATACAGATGATCCTGATATTATTGAAGAGAATATTCTTCAAATGGGATTGCATAATTCGACAGTTGCAGAAGAAATTGTTAATGCAAGTGGTACTAAACAACCATTAGCTAATGAATATATTAAAAAGTTTTTTGATGCAATGACAAATGCTAATGATGAGATGGTAGGTGTAAGTGGAGTAGATTATCTTAGAAAGACAAAAGAAATTTCTACTAAATTCTTAACTGCGGATCAACGAAGTGCTTTAGATATATTTGCACGAACTGTACAAGCCGTTACTCCTATTGAAAAAGCTACTCCTATGACTTCTATTTTATTCCGTGCAGGATATATGGTAGCAAGTGTAGGAAGTGGCTTAATAGCTGGAAATATTACAGGAAGTGCTGCTACAGGGAGTTTAATTTTAGCTACTGCTCCATGGGCTAAAGGTGCTTTATCTAAAATGATGATGAGTCCAGCAAATGCTAGATTAGCAGCAAAACTTCCAAGATTAGCCGCAGGTTCTCCTGAAGCACAAAGTATTTGGAAGTCTCTCTTTAAAACCGGACTTAAAGGTGTACGTTTTGAACTTCAAACTGCTACAGGTGAAGGACTTGGTATGTTTGAACCACATGAGGATGGTAAACTACATCCTGTAAATGAGATTACACCTATAACTTCACTAACAAATGTGAATCTTAATCTAAAACAGATTGGTTGGGAGTAACACTCTTCATCTTCGGCGCAGCTTCTTTTTCATAATCGAGTAAGAATTTCTCGGTCAGTTTATACGCCGGGTTGCCACCTTTGACTGTTAAGAGAATATATCCGGCTTCTAGTAATGCCTCTGTACAACGATCCAGAATTAAAGGATCAAGACTTCCTAAAAGTCTCTGAATCAATATCTTACGTTGCACACAATGATCCTTGTCTTTAATAAGTTCGCCAAGGATTAAATTCATCGGATTTGCAAGTTCAGATTTTCCACTTACCATAGTAATTTGTTTATAGTTCTTGATAAGACCTAAACATAAGTCTATCGAAGATTCTATATCCTTTTCTTGAACTGTCATTTCAAAATTTTCACGTGCTGCTGCAAGTAGAATTGCTACTTTTAAAACTCCTGTGTGTATTCTAGCAATTACACCAGCACGATCAAATCTTTCATCATCTATACTATTATACCATTGGTCATAGTATGTTCGTGCAGATGAAGTAAAGATTACAGGTCCTTTAAGTTTAGTGAGAGATTCGAGATGTTTAATAAGTAAGGGATACAAGTCTTTCGTATCCAAACTATCGAACATTCTTGAATTCTTCTTTTTTCTTCGAGTTTCTGTAACAATGAAGGAACGTGCAAGTAATCCTCCATAGATTTCAGAATTCTTAAACACGTCTTGGAAAAGAATGTCATTACTAGCAGCCAATATAGTAATGCATAAATTTTCCAACTTTGATACTCCACCTGAAACCAAATTGTTATCCCAAATGTCATGGCAGTCATACCAGTCTGTTATCACTTTCATTGCGACTGGATCATCTACAATCAAGTCGCTGAGTTCTTTAGAACATAAAATGCCACTAGCACCTTTAAGTCTATGACCTTTTTCATTAGTATAATTTTCGCCAAGAACTTTCATTAATGATTGTATAGATGTTCTACCACTGACAAGTTTGGTTGTTCCTATTTCTCTTATTAATTTTTCAGCAAATCTTACAGGAGCATCTTTACGTGTGGCTGAACTCCCCGCGACTATAATTACGTAGATATTAGGATAGATTTTATCGTGACGGTACTTAAAATAAACATTGTCTCTAAGAATCGCGGCAAGTGTAGCTAGACCAGCCCACATAATGTAACTATTTGGAGATTCTGCATCTTCCATATGTTCTAGGAGTTTGGTTAGGAAGTTCATTTGAGTGGTCTATTCGCTCCTAACCATTTACGAACTTTTAAGATAGAATGAAAGACTTCGCAATAGTAAATCTTGCCATTGTGAATGTGTGCTACTGGAGTTACTGTTTCAAGACTCACTCGATCTATTTTGTGGTCCCAAGGGCAAACTAGAAGAAGTTTCCTGTTCAGTTTCGTTATGTTCAACTCTATTAACTTCTGTGGACTTCTTGTCTTGGGCATATTCATTTGTCACGTATACCTCTTCTATGATCTGATATTTACCAAAGTGTGGTACTAAAGCGAGTTCGTGCATTTTATCTGTTGCTTCACGAAGATCAGGAGTTTCGAGTATTATACAAATATCTCGTTGTCCGTTTAGGAGGTAGTCTGTAATTCTTTCAATGCGGTACATTCAAGATTCTTTCTACGCCTTCTCTTATAGATTTTAACTGAAAAGGTCCTATCTTTACATAAGCACCACTTGCTGTAGCAATTATGTAGATACCAGGTATACCAGCTCCCCAATCTATAATAGCTTCATCATCGTCAGTATAGATTTCTATACCTTCAGGACCGTCTGTGACTTTAAGGAGAGTGGTTTTCATTTGAGATCCCTCAATTCGCTAAGATTTGTCTCACTCCACTGCAATTCCGTAGGAATCATTAACTGAAAATCCCGAGACAATGAACACCTTCTAAAGTCAATTGATTCATGCATAGTCTTGTTCCAAATCTCAACGTATTCGTCTTTTCTTCCCTTCTCAACTTCAACAAGGATACTATCATGTTTCTCAATTAAGAAGCGCGCCCAATCCGCACGTTCCATGAGAGTTCTTAGAGAAAATTTAATATCATCACTTACTACAGCTTGCGGAATATAAGAATACGCTTCTTTGAAAGTATTCTCATCTAATCTTCCAAAGAATTCTCTACGGCGATCATGTGGGGAAATTAGAACTCTATCTTCAGAGAGTTTTTTCTTAATTTCGTGATGAAATACTCCCATGATAGAAGGATCGGCTCTGTGGAATTTGAACATAATAAGTTCACAGTCTTTATAAGGAAGGTGGGTCATTTGACTCAGCCTTCCCGGACCCATAGCATAGTTTCCAGCATGTCTAGCACGTTTACCTTTATCATATTCAAAAGATCTCTTCTTTATATTAAAAGGATCTCCTCCTGTAAGCCAGCTTGCAGTCAAACGATGAATACCAGGAGGCTTATCGAAGTAAGGAAGTAAGTTATAATTCTCTGAAAGGACTGTAACAACCCTCGCTTCAGCTTGGGACTTATCTCCCTCGATGAAGATATTTCCATCATGAGGGATAAAAATTTCCAGCAAATCATCTCCGATTTTTGTTCCATCGGGGAGTTCATATCCGTGTTTAGGGATAGTTTGGAAACTATACCCAATCGGTTCTTTGTAATATTTATTGTTCTCATCTTTAAGTACCCTATACATATCCGGGCGTTCACTAGCAGATGTACGACCACTTTCAGTACCTACTTGATTGTACCAAGTATACATATGGCCATTTGTAGCATAAGGAGTAGAAAGCCAGTTGATGATTTTGTAGTATTTACGACACAAGATTATATCATATAGAACTTTTTTAATTGCTTCGTTTTGAATCCGATTTATGATTAACTCTTCTAACGCTTCTTCATCAACAGAAAGAACTTGTTTACGCTCTCCAGTTTTAGAATTTACAGTCCAGTGTGTTATTTCAGGACAGTCAAGATAATCATATACAAGATAGGCGACTTGTTGAGAAGAGTTGACGAAGGTAGCCCAGTTGATATTTTCGTCGGCTTGAATTGAACCTTTTAAATGATCTAGTGCTTCTACAAGTTTTCCATTATACTTATAAATTAGTCTCTTTCGAGCTGATTCGTCAACTAAGATTCCAGTATTGGTAAGTCTTTTGTAAACTGAATAGGATGTCATTACTCTAGTTTGATAGAAATTGAGTACGCCCAATTCTTTAGCATCCTCAAGTTGTTGAGAATACGTGATATGAGTTGATAATGCATCTTTGGCGTTGTATAGATATAGACGTTCTTTATATTTTTCTGGGTTGTAAGCATCCCCAACATTTTTAACATCATCTTTATAATACTCAAGATCAGTATAGATAGAAGTAAGAAAATCCAAGCCTTTAGGAAACTCAGGATACAAAGTATGCGCAAGTAACATTGTGTCGCCAATGATATTCGGGATTGGCATTCCCCATTGTGAGAGTATTGTGTCGTCATATAGAATATTTTGATTTACTGTTGGGACAGGTTTTGCTATGTACTTTGATACAGCAGAAATTACATAAGCAGCTTCACTCTCTCTTAAGTGAATCCACGGAACACTAATTGCCTCTTTACCGTCAAGACAGAATCCTATGCAAGTAATGAAACAATGGTTTGTTTCGATATCAATTGTGCGGAATTTAGGATTCGGGCATCTTTGGAGAAAGGCATAAAAATCTCCGGCATCATTAGCAACAGTTAGAATGTATCTTTTATCTGGGTGAACAAAAGACTCCTGCGAATATTTAAGTCCCTTTGCAAGATCAAGCTGGGTGAAAGTACATAGGTGGTTGTCATAGAATTGATCTCTTAGAGGGACTAGTGGAATACAAAGTGTGTTTTTTAGAATCGGGTATTTAATTTGAATCCATTCTGCTAATTCAAGGACTGATCCTCTGTAAGAACGTATCTTACGTCTCTCGCATAGTGCAGCTAGGGGAAGTTCACCACATATAAAAAGAATGCGGGGTTTTATCTCTACGAGTTCTGCTAGAGTTAATTCTAGCATTAGAT